GGGGGCGGCTCTTGTCGCCCTCTTTTTTTTGTGTATAATTAAATTACCTTGACAGTTACATGGTGTAACTGACATTTGCCAAGACAAGGAGATAAACATGGGCAATTCAACTTTTTCCGGTCCAGTACGTGCGATCGGAGGTTTCAAAGCAGTAAATAAAGCAAGTGCCACAGGTGCTTTTACAGAAACAGGTTTTTCTGTAAATTCAACAGGTCAGCTCATTTCTTTGGGAACCAGAAAAATACAAACATTTGCAGGTACATTAGCCGGAACAGACACAAGCACACAATATGCTGACGGAGACGTTCTTGTTGAATTAGGGACACTTAACACAGATCATCCTGATGATTTGGTAACAGCTACTAAGTTTTTCATACATAAGGCTGTTGTTGGTATTACTACTGCGGCAGGTCAAACTCTTGTTGGATCACTGCAATTAAGTGCTACCTCTGGTACAGCTACTAATGCAGCGGTATCTTCTGGTACAGAAATTGTTGGTGCAGGTGTAGCTGCTTTCTCACCCACACTATCAGCAGCTCTATCTGTCACAGAGATTGATATAAACTTCAATAATTCTGCCGGTAATTTTCATGTGTTTGAACCAAATGTGGCAGTAGCTATTGCAAGTAAACATCTGTACGCAGCCGCTACAACAACACTTAATGCAGACGCAACTGCGGGAAGATTTACAGTAGAATTAGAATACTCAGTATTCTAGGAGGGTAACATGGCTGATGCAGTAACCTCACAAACACTTGTCGATAATGACAAAACACTTGTGATGAAGTTTACGAACATTTCAGATGGAACTGGTGAATCTGCGGTAAAAAAGGTTGATGTTAGCGCTTTAAACACTAACGGTCATGGTCAGACCTGCACAAATGTTACTATAGATAAAATATGGTGGCAGTGCATTGGCATGAAAGTTAGAATGTTTTTTGACGCTACATCGGATGCTTTTATAATAGAGTTAGGTGAAAACCAAAGTGGTCACCACGACTACAGTGAGTTTGGTGGTCTTAAAAACAATGCAGGGTCTGGCGTGACTGGCGACATTGATTTTACCACAGTAGGACACTCTAGTGCAGATACGTATACCGTCATTCTGATGATGCGTAAGAATTATGACTAAACGTAGGCGAGATAAACAACCGCCTAAAACTAAAAAGTATTTCCGCTCCACAAAGTCTGGGGCGGGAATGACTGCCGCCGGTGTCGCTAAATACAGACGCGATAATCCGGGTAGTAAGTTAAAAACGGCTGTTACAAAGAAGAAGAACCTAACAGCTAAAGAAAAAGCAAGGCGTAAGTCATTTTGTGCACGAAGCGCCGGACAGATGAAAAAGTTTCCAAAGGCGGCTAAAAATCCAAATAGTCGCTTACGGCAGGCAAGGAGAAGATGGCGATGTTAATTAAGCAAGCATTAGTTGGTAGTATTACCACGCTATCCTTGGGTGCGATTACTTGGATGACCGTGACGCTTATTAGTGTAGACAAGCGCACCGCTGTTATGTCTGTTAAGATTGAACAAAACAATGAAATGTTAAAACCTTTGTGGGAAGACTTTATTAAAAGGAGTGCAAGATATGAGCAGGCCGCAATCAAGAAGTAAAGTAAATCTAGGACGCGGGGCGTGTCCTGTAGTAAAGATGGCTAAGGGTGGTGTTGTTAAAATGAAAAAGGGCGGTAAGATTTGTCCTGAAGGTAAGGCATGGGCAAAGCGTACCTTTGATACATATCCAAGCGCTTATGCAAATCTTGCTGCAAGTAAGTACTGTAAAGATCCGAATTACGCAAAAGGCGCAAAAGGTAAAAAGAAAAAGAAGAAAGCATAATGGGTGAACTTAAAAAATGGCTTAAGCAAGACTGGGTTCGTATTGGTACGGACGGCAAGATTAAAGGTAAATGCGGTACCTCTAAAGATAAGAAGAACCCAGACAGATGTTTACCACGTAGCAAGGCGCAGTCTTTAAGTAAAAAAGAGCGTGCAGCTACGGCCAAAAAGAAAAAACGTGCAGGTGCAAAAGGCAAGACAGTAGTTAAAAATACAAAACAAGCCGTAGTGCGTCTTGGTAACGGAGGTTATATTCGATAATGGGACAAGCGTATAATTCAGACGAAAGAAAATATATTAAGGCTATTGATGACTATACGTCTAAACGTATAACTTATTCTCAGTTTTTAGACAAAACTATACCTTTAAAAAATGTTAGCAGACGCGTAAGAGACACCTTCACCGTTACAGGAAAAAAACTGCAAGGTTTGCCTTTTGGCTACGATAAAGGTGGTAAAGTTGAAAAAGATGATGTAAATTTAAAAGGTAAACGATTTATCGCACGAGGGTGTGGGGCAGTCATGTCCAACAGACGTAAGAAAACTTTATATACTTAGGAGCAAGATATGAGAAAAAAGAAAACATATGCGATGAAAAGAGGCGGTGGTGTTAAGCCTCGCATGATGAAAAAAGGCGGTAACGTTAAGCCACGCATGATGAAGAAAGGTGGTAATGTTAAGCCACGCATGATGAAAAAAGGCGGTAACGTAAAACCAAGAATGATGAGTAAGGGTGGTGCAGCCAGAAAAACAATGACAATCGCACAACTACGGGCCGAAGCTAAGAAAAAAGGAATGAAGTTAGTAAAGGATACTAAAAAGGCCTAATTTTGCCGTATTTACAAAGTAACATCCCGCATTTTAAATGTTGGGTGCGTAGAGAATATACACACAACCATGAGAAGTATCATGGTGAGTTTTTACACGCGATGGCTATTGCTGTTACGACAATGCCTAATAGGTGCTTGTCGTTTCAAGTAATATTTACGGGGTGTGAAAATGATGACGATGAGCCTAATGTGCATGGTGGGGCTATGTGGGCGCGTATGCCGATTACTGCACTTGTAGGGGATTTTGATTTTGAAGGGTGGCCCGACCCTATGGAGACATATTTAGCACAGCCTTGGGATTGTGCCTCTCATCATCACGCTGTGTATACCTTAAACAGAGCAACTCCGTGTCCATGGATGGCAAAAATAGGTAGTGAGTTTTATCCTGCTAAATATCATTTTACTGTTGACTATACTGAAAGTGAGATAGCCGATGACCCTGCACAGCATAAACAAAGTCATGTTCTTACGTTATTAGATGCCGGCGACTATACTGGTAATATTGTAGCCTTGCCAAACAACCGTGTTCGTGTTACTCATCCGGCATGGTTTGAGACTGGCGAGGGTCCACCAGATTTTAAACCATCGCAACATATACATTACTCGAAGTCTGATTTAGATTATGTGTTGGACGTAAACCAAATTTTTGATAATATGTACGCAAACAAGGATGAGTAAATGGC